AAAGGAATGTTTGGCTCTTTAACAGGTTTACCATTAACTCGATAAATCCTCTGAATTTTTGTGCCTTGTGGTAAGTCAATAGACGCAAGGCGTTCCGTTTCTATTTGGTTATCTATATCAGTGCCGCGTGCAATTAAATCATCATATTGGTTTTGTTGGTTTTGTGTAAAAGCAGCATATTCGCGCAACTCTTCTATTTGCTTTTGATTTTCCTGAAGTTCCAGCTCAAGAGCTTTAATTTTCTCATTTGTTTCAACAAACCCTTTAGGCCGAAAACCCTCTTTCTGGCCACGTTTTGCAATATCACTCTGGATTTCTTCGATCACCAGGATGCGCTCGCCAGCTGAATCTCTGCGCTCGCTGAATCGGATATGCAGCAGCGGATTCGGTTTGTCGGTATAGTTGTGGGATCCCATCCAAATAGATTCAGTACCTTTTTCTATTTCAAAAAATTTATTAAATGCTTCGATTGCCTCTGCTTCTGTATCGTATGAGGTTCTGTCAACAATAGAACCATCCTCATCTACAATGGTAAATTTGCCGGATCCTGTTGGAACCTCTTTAACACTAAACCCTTTAGGCATCGATGGCTCGCCTGGCTTATCCCAATAAAGCACCAGCTCGCGATATTCGTCCCGCTGACCTGGTAGGCTTAGGTCGGCTTGTGGATATTTAACAGGGCCAAATGCTTTTTCATCACCTTCAATATTTAATGCTTCTCTTAATTGTTCTTGTGACATTGTGCGGGCGTCACTTTCCGCAGCAAATTCAATTTCCTGGTCGGCCCTATTTTGATTTCGGAAAAAACTTATATCGCCGCCAGTGTTCCGCATAAATTCACCATTTTCATCTACAACTACATGAAAATCGCGCACCGCATTTTCTATGACTTCCCGCGCTTTTTGCTCTTCTGACAATATTATTGGCAGCTTAGTTTCAAGGTCCATTGGTGACATTGTTAATTCTGACGTTAAGGTATATCCATCCCGCCAATCTTGTACTAATCCTTTTACCTCTCTTGTAATGTCATCCTCAAATTCTGGCAGATCGCCAATTCTTAACGTGTCGGATCTGCTGGTCATTTCCTCAATGTATTTCATAACCATAACATCTTCATCCATGCCACCATAAACGACTTCCTCAATCTTCAGCTGGTTTTGCGTGGTCATATACTCTTCCAGATCCGCACGGCTGACCTGGCCTTTCTGCTGCTTCAGCCATTCGCCCAGGCCGGAAAATTCCAGCTCATCATCTTTAACGCCGTTGCCTTTCAGAAATTTCAGCCATTGCTCTTTCGGCAGCTGCTCTCTGTTGCTTTCCATGATCACGCGCAGCGCGGGGCTGGTAAAACCTACGTCTGATTTTGGTACATTGATGGCGGCAGCTGCTGGAACGGAAGGGACTTGATCGCGGGGATAATAGAATGCCAGATCCTCAGGATCGCGGTCATACGCGCCACCATAATCCTTCATGGCGGTTGGTATACGATCCTCGTAACCTAGTTCATTATCTAAAAATCTTTGAGCATCTTTGCGGGATTCAAAATCTATATCAGAAATTTCAGACGGGCCGCCTTTTATCTTAAAAAAACCGTTATCTGTTTCATAAATTTCAAAATCCTTACGAAAATTTGACAAAGCCGTAGCTCTTTCAAAACGACTTTGCACCGCCCTGGCTTCCGCTTCACCCGCGAGCCTATAATACAGCTCGGTACTGTAATCAAACGGGTTGTCGCGCTTCAGTCTTTCCAGCCGCTTTGTTGCATCTTCTACTTTGTTTAATACTTTTTGCTCACCAAGGTATTGATCTGCTTCTCTACTGAGCCGCTTGATTGCGTTTTTTAAAACATTTTCAGGAATTGCTGCATAATTTGGGTGCGTTAGTTCGTCAGGGTTGGCTAATGCTCTGTTGCCCATTTTTCGCTGATTATAAAACTCAATAGTCCCAACATTTTTAGGATGAAAATCATCTCTTTTTATGTTTGATAAATCGACTTTGCCGCGCCTTTCTTCATATCTCTTAACCTCAGATAAAGCATCTGCATAGACGTTGTAAAATCCATCTGGATGTTCCTCACGTTTGATGATGTTATCGATCACCTTGGCCTGGTATAGCTCCGCCTTACGCCGTAGATAAGCGCCATATTTTGGAATGTTTCGCCGATTAGGTGGCGGCCCTAACCAATCTCTTTCCCCTGCCGTTATTTCATAATTTAAACTGCTGTTATTGATGAGCCGTGCCGACCTGGTTGGATTGTCGCTGTTGATATAACGCTGCAAAAATTGCAAATATAAGATTTTGTCGAGTGCTGCGATCTGGGCAATTTTGTAGTTTCTTAATCCTACATCTTGCCGAATTTGCGATAGTGATTTACCCGTTTGCTCTGCCAGCTGCTTGATTGCTATTTCAGTCTGCAATTCTGCTGCTGCTGGACTTCCGCCACGCGGTAAATTCTCAATATCCTGGACTGCATGTTGCAGCTCATGGGTCAACGTGGATTTTACGGAAAACGGGATGTCCGGCTGGCCGCCCGCATCAAGTGCTTGCAGCCTTTCCATCATGCCAGCCAGGGCTTTTTCATTTGCAGTTACATCTTTGAGAAGGGCTTTATATTCGTCAGAAGTTGAATCCAGAATATTATTCAGCTCATCCTGCTGGCCTTTAAGTAAACTTTCACGCCGAGGTATTAAATCTTTTAATCTTTTTATTTCATTGTCCCGTGTCGGCGCCATTAGCATAATCACGGGCCTGGTCCCGTCTGTTCCATCCGGCAACGGTACGGTTTCACCCCGACCTTGCTGGTATCCTGCTGCTATTCCACCAAATCCGCCCCCCCTATACTCACCTTCAGGATCGACCTTGATGTAATATTCTTTCAGCTCTGGGTAGGCTTCAAACAGCTCTGGATGTTCTACAACATCAGTGATCGGTGCATAGCGGACACGCTTTAATCTTTCGACATCGCCAGGCGCTCCGATCAACAGCTCTTGCTGCATAATTTCCTCAAAGGATTTAAGAGCTTCTGGCTTAAATTTTATGTCCGTGTCATCGATCTCAAAACGCCAATCACCTTCTGGACCCTTCCAAAATCCTGTTTCTTCGTAAATTCTATATTTCCCATCGCCCGCTTTTTCCATTTCCAGGGCGCGGTCATAGCTCAGTTTCGGCAGATTCCTGGCACGCTTTCCGGCAAAGATTCCCGTTGCCACGGCTGAAGCAGCAGCACCAAGATCCGCAAGATTGAATCCCTTCACGGCAGCAGCTGCGCCTTTGGCTAAACCTGTTGCAGCAGAAACGGGCGCACCTGGTCCGACTACATCACCGGCAATCTGCTCCGCTGGTGAAATACCCATCCGCTGACCTAAATCTGCTGAGGTATATTTATATTCTAACCCTTTCCCGTCTTTAGGCGGCATTTCGCCCTTGGTCATCCCCGCGGGAAACGGGCGCATCGATTTTGCTTTCAGTGATGCTGGTGGAGTGACCAGCGGCGGCGTCAAAAGCTCGGCAATGTCCATTTTTAAACCCGCAGCACCCGCAACTCGACCCAGAGCAATGTTTTTCAGGCCCTCTTGAGTAATTTGGCCCCTCTGTTCTTGCTCTCTTCGCCTCTGGCGGCGCAGATTTTCCCAATATCCAGAGGATGCAGCTGCTTGATTGGGTTTTTTGGCCATTATCTGGATTTTTTGGCAGTTTTTGCACTCTTGCGGAACGCTTTGGCCGTAGGTGCGCCCTTTGATCCTGGCTTTCTCATTTTTTCACCAGATCCACCTTTGATCCGTTTTCTTTTTGCATGAATATTTGAATACAATCCGCGTTTTGCCATGTCAGTTCACCATTTGAGGTTCAAATTCCCACCATTCACTAGGTTCATCATCAATCTGCGCCAGGGCTGCCTCTTCCATACGCCTCTCTTCGGCCTGAAACCATCCATCCGACCCTACCACATGAATCGGATCCTCTGGGGTATGTAAAAATCCGAGCGATTCCCGCCAGATGTAGAGCAACGCGTCACAAGCATGGTTTTCACATGATGCTGCTTCCACCCATTTACCCTTTGATCTCTCTATGTGATCCCATTCCAGCAGCTCAATCTCATCAACCAGGGCCTTCGTTGCCTCTGTTTCCAAAACCAGCAGCTTTCCTTTCTTCAAATCTGCATTCATCAACTCTATGTGATCATGCTTCTGCCGTTTTTTGGCCGCCTCTATACTCAGCGAATGCCTACGGTTCAGTTCCTCGATGATCATAACTCCCAATCCGCCAGTATCTGCCACGACCCTATCGAATCCATACTCTGCTTCCAGCCATCTAACACGCCGAGCAATATCATCAACAGCAAACCCGTGATGCTTTTCGACATCGACCACGTAAGTTTCCGGCACTTCATCA